GGTGGCTTCTTCGAAACTGCAGTCAAACACTCTCGAGACCGTGATAACGGCTCGACGGTAGTTCGCGAAGTTGTCGGTTGTTGGCATTTCGAGCAGTAGCTCTGCCATGGCTCGGGCTTCAGCTAGTGAGCCGATACGTTCCAGGTTCATCGGTCGAGCTTCTTTCCGATTGAGAGTGTGATGCCGATTAGCACCCAGACGTAGACCCAGCCGATGAAGCCGTTCCAGTCCATAATCCAGAATGCTGCACCGACGATGGTTGCAATGATGGCTGCGCCAATCATCTCGATTGCTAGTTGTTTCATTGGTTCTCCGATTTCTAGTGGTTGGTGTTGCGTGTTTAGTTTGACGGGGGTTGAATCACCTGGCAACAACATTTAGCGAGTCGTTACCAAACTGTTATTTAGTCGATTTCCATGACGCGAACTAAAACACCTGGCGATTTGTCGGTATATTCTTTGCGCGCATTCAGGATGACCACTTGGCTATCGTCTTTGATGACTCGGCCAGAGAGACAGTCGAGGATGCTTCGGCTGAGCTTGTCGATGTCGGGCTTCACGCTCATGTGCTCTCGCTTGACGGTCTTTGGGCGGTTGAAGTAGAACATCAGTTCAACGCGCACCGGGTTCACCGAAGGTTGCTCGAGCTGCGGAATGACCGAAGATACATGATCACGCCAACTTTTGTGTTTCTTGTTCGCTTCGAACATCACTGCACGACCGTTGATGACCGTGGCAGTTTTGCTTCCTTGTGGAACTGGGGTTCCCTCGATGAACCAGTGCAGCAGTTGAGTCATTAGAACGGGGCTAACCCAGTGCCATACTTCATGCGGTCGTCTTCGTCGAGAGTGTCGCCAGGGAACGCACCGGCATCGTGTGCCTTGTGCTGGATAAGAATCGGGTTGTTGAGGCTCATCGACGTTTTGATTTTGTCGTTGCCTTCTTTGTCTTTGCCCATGTAAGACGATGCACCTGGAATGCCCTCGAGCTCAACGAAGTCCTTGATGTTGATCTGCTCGAAGCCCTGCTTAGGTAGCCAGATAGTCCAACGCTCGACCCAGCGTTCACCCTGGAACGAATCGAAGTCAACTAGCACTGCCATGTAGCGAGTGCCCTTCTCGGTTTCTTTTACGTCGGCAACTTCGCCTGAGATTGTCGCTTTTTTCATTTCATTTTTCCTTAATAAGCGTTCTTAATATGTTCTTAATTGTTAATTGTTACTTTGTAGGACGTGGGTGTCCTCTATTGGTGTCGTATTTGTCCTCTATTGAGGTCGTTTTTGTCCTCTATTGGTGTCGAATCTGTCCTGTATTGCTTGCGCCGAACAGTTGCCAGGTTCACTATTTCACCCCCCTGCTTGTGAGCGTAGCTGGAGTCACAATCCTCGGGGCAGAGAACTGTAACGAAGTAGCGGTTAGTTTTGCGTGCGCCACGCCCAGCACCGTCATCGTGGATAACGTCAATCTCGTGCAGCTCGGCTAGTTCGGCGATTGCTCGACGCACTGATCTAGTCGATAGTCCGGTCATGTTTGCCAGGGTATCTTGTGCCATCCATGCGCCTTGGTCGCCCTCAAAATAGGCGATAGCAACTAGCACCAGTTTCGAGCTGGTGGATGCTTTGGAGTGGTGCAGCGTGGCGGCTACTGCTTCGAACGACATTGGTTCTCGATTCTGTTAGAGTGGTCTTGCCTCTGGCGCGTCTCCGATTCCGCGTCAGGGGCTTTTACTTTATGGCCTCGCCAATGGCCTTGATTGCATCGAGGATGTCTGGAGATGCTTTCGACTTGACCGCCGAGGCATACAAGCCCCGTAGACCGTCTTTGTCCCCCGAGAACGATAGTTCATTCGCTCGGGCTATCCAATCGCCTCCAGCGCCCTCCTGTGGCTTCTGACGGGCATTTACTTCGTCGGCACTCGCAATCTTGCCGTTGTTTTTAGTTTCTGCGCCTGTAGCTGCAACAATCGCTCTTCCCCAAGCCGAAGTCTCAGCGACCATAAGCTCGGAGTCTTTGGTGTAGGGGGTCTTACCTGGCACTGGTTCCCATGCTGAACCGATGCCTGGGCGTTCATCGTCGGGGGTTCGGTAGCAGGCGGCAACATACAGCACGAAGGTCTGTGAGCCGATGGTGTGGAACTCGACGCGCACTTGCTGAAGTGAGCCGGTCGGGTATTCGTTCTTGAAGTCGCGAATGCGTGTAGCAACGTCAACGTAATCTTTGGCAAAAGCCATTTTGGTTCTCCGATTCTTGCGTGTTTACTTGTCTTGTTTTGACTTCACGTTCTCGATGGCCGAGTTGATGTGTGAGTCAAAGTCCGAGTCAGGCACTTGACCCTTCGCGGCGTAAGTAAATGCTATAGCACCAATCAGACCTAGCACAGCCATAATCGCACCAAAAGTTGCAGATTCGAGTGCGCTCATGTTCATAACCGAGCCTGCACCAAGTGCCAGGATGCCGACACCTAGAGCGAATGCGCCGACACGGTAGGCACGCTTGAGTAGTTTCTTGATCATCACTTCTTCTTCTTTGCTGGGGCTTTCACCGCTGGTTTAGGTTCTGCAGTCTTCTTCGGGGCTGGGTTGGCTGCAATGTGCTTGAGAGGGTCAACAAGCTTGTCGTAAGGGCATAGGTGCACGTTCTTCGACTTTGCGATGCTCAAGTGCAGGTGTGGCCCGGTACTGAAACGCCCAGTTGACCCGACTTTGCCGACTGGGTCGCCTGCGTGGACATAGTGCCCGATGCTTAAGTTAGGTTGCGCCTCGAGGTGAGCGTAGAGCACAAACAGGTCGTCAGAGGTTGACTGGATGACATACCAGCCGAGACCGTCAGACCACTCGTTGACTTTGATTGCGCCATTGGTGATTGCTGGAATGACTGTGCCTGCTTTTGGTGACCAGTCTTGACCGCGGTGAGGTCTGCCCTGGCGATAAGGTGCCAGGTTGCCAAACTCGTCTCCACGCGTCGATGCTGGGAATGGTTCGATGTATTGCGCCATTAGATTGTCCTCGAGATTAGTGAAACGATTACAGCCACCGCGACCGCTGTTGAAATGCTAGTGATCCACGCAGACTGCCAACGTGCCTTCTCGAGCTCACGAATGCGCGACTCATGGTCGGCAATAATCTCTAGGCGCGCTTCAATGACCGCTAGGCGGTTGTCGATGTGTGCCAGGAGTGTCGGAGTCGTTGGCTTTGGCAGTTCGGCAGACATTACTCTGCGTCGTCTGCGACTGGTTCAGCCTTAGTGGTTTTGGCTGGCTTAGGTTGTGCTGGTGATGGCCATGGCTGGCTGTCGACGTTACCCATTAGTTCTCCTCTGGTTTTAGGATTGCGTGGCATCCGCCACACTCGGCAGACTCGGGTGAGTCATCGCCGAAGTCATACTCGACGCCCAAGTTCGGGCATTCTTCTGCGTTGCAAACAAACTTGCTCATTACACTCCCTCATAGGTAAAGCCAACGTTGATAACATCGGTGCTCGCCCAAGTGAACGGAATGCTCGAGCTAGTGTTCACCGAAGTTACATAAGACATGTTTGACGTGTATGCCAAGACTGTTGCCGTTGAGGTGCCGACTCGCACCATTCCAGGATAGTTAGTTGCACCGCCGTCAATCATGATTGCGCCACCATCCCAGAACTGATCAGCGGTGATGGCGTTGATTGGCAGGCTAAAAGTTGCGACACCCGTAAGTGCACCAGTCGTGCCCAAGGTGATACGGCCACGCACGTTTACTTGCTTGCCAACTACTTGGTAATAGAACGCTGAAGTTCCACCAGAACCGAGTGTGACGTTAGTCAAGGTTGGCGTGTAAGCAATCCAAGTTGACGGGAACAAAAAGTTTCGCCAAGCCGTGCCGTCGTAATAGGTTGTGATGTCGTTTAGGTTGATGTAAGCGAACTGACCCTCGACCGGGCTGGTGATTGCGGCGTTACGAGCTGCAGTGCTTGAGAAGGTCGAGATTGACTGATTCATCAAGTAGGTGTTGACGTCGCTGGCCGTGGCTAGTGTGCCAGCGGTGAATGTTTTGAACGGCATTTAGCGCCCTTTCCATAGTTCGAGAGTGACTTCCCAGCCGTCACGGGTGATTTGATGTATGACGTTGCGAATGTAGAACACTTCGTTGATCTCTATTTTACTGTTGGACACGACAACTGACGCGGTGTCGAGTGGGTCGCGCAATAGGTATTCGTTGACTTGGCCAGAGCGCAAGACCACTGGGGCAGTCACTTGGCGCACGAGTTGAGTCGGAATCGTTGCGGTCACAATCTCTGCAGCTGCATCTGCGTCTGTCGCGTAATAGTGCCTGGTGTTTACCGTGCCCCAGAGAAGCCCAGCAATCGCCACCGAGTCGTCGTTCTGCGCCCAGTCATCGACACCGCCAGCGGTTGTGTAGTTGAGTGTGTTGACGAACTGTTGGTCATCGAAGCCCATAACGATGTCGCTGAACTCGGCACGGTTCACGGTTGCGCTTGGTGCGCCTTCAAACACTACGTCTGGGCTTAGGTCTGCGTTCTGCAGTTCATACCAGGTGTAGTAGTAAAGGTCTGTGTCGTTGATTGTCGGCTGGTAAACAAGCGCACCAAGGTTGGTGTCGCTGATTGCGTTGACTAGGTTGCCGTATTCGACCGGGCTGGAAGTGCTTATGCCGTCGAGCTCGTAACCCTTGAGCGGTGGCGCACCTGATTGCAGAATCGAAACGCCCGTGTCTGCTGAAATAACCGACCAAAAGTCTTCGGCGTAAGCAGGAGTGGCAACGCTGATGCCCGTTATGGCCGTGTAGTTGACGACATCGCGCAGTGGATGGTCGCACTCGATGCTGATCGTGTTGAGCCACTGCGTTGAGTATGAAACTGAACAGTTCGCGACTCGACCCTGCCAGAGCGTCACCCAAGTGCTTGGCGCGGTGTCTGGGTTAGGTCTGACTCGGATTGCAATCGGTGTGCCAGGGCGAATCAGAGAGTTCATCGCTGGGTCATACTCGGTGCTTTGCATCGTGATGCTTGCGCTCGGTGATGCAGGCCGTGAATAGCCCTGAGAGATGTCGAAGCCGTTTTCAGTAGTAACGCTAACCGACTCACAAGTGACGTCTTGCCAGTCCATAGTCTCTGAACCGCTCGACCAGTTGTCTTCATCCCAGCGCGAAACCGACCACACCATCGTGTCTGACGGGTAGGTGTAAATGAGCACCGCTAGGTCGTTGCTTACATCGAAAACATCGTTAGCCATTTGCTAGATACCTACGCCCTGTGCTGCGCTCGTAACGCTGAATAGCCTGGATGATTTCGGCACCGGTCACGTTGGCTTTGTTGATGTTGATGGTGTAGTTGCTTCCACCCATGTTGCCTAGTTTGCTTAGCGGAATAATCGCTTCGGCTTCACCAGCTTCAGCCACGTTCACAATCGAACCGCCTGGCGATGGACTAACGATTCCACCCTTGGCAAGTTTTGGAATGGTGACGTTGCCGAGCAGCTGCACTTTGAGGTCTTGCCCGATAAGGTCGCCCAAGAAGCCCAGACCAGCGTTGGCACCCTTGATGAGTTCGTTGATGCCGTTGATGAAGAAGTTGATGAACCCTTGAACCAGACCAAGCCAACCGTTGATGATGCCCTTGAAGAATGAACCGACACCAGCAAAAGCGGCTTTCATGCCGTCGGCAAGCCCAGCGATTGCGCCAAGAATCGGTGAGATTGCTGAGAACAAGAAACTAAACACGTCGACCAGGAACTGAATCGTTGGAATGAGTAGCGAGGTGAGGATTTCAATCAACGGAAGTAGCACGGGCATGAGAGCCTCGAGCAACTGAACAAGTGGGGGCAGAATCTGCTCGATGAGCGGAAGAAGTGCCTCGACCAGTTGAATAAAGATTGGGGCTAGGGCTGTGATTAGCCTGGCAAGAATCGGTGCAATCTTCTCGATCAGTGGTGAGAGAGTCTCGATTAGTTTCTCGAGGATAGGTAGGAACGCTGCGCCGATTACTTCCTTGGCTTCCTCGAGGGCAACGCTGAACTTCGCGAACGGTGATGCTGAGGCTTCCGCTGCACCTTTGACCGAGGCAGCGAACTCGTCGATACCGCCCTTGGTCTCTCGAAGTTGTGGCGCGAGCTTGTAAAGGGCAGTCGTGTTGCCGTTCTCAGCCTTCTCCAGCGCACCCATAACCGTGGCGAGTGGCTTACCAGTTGCAGCTGCAGCGTCTAGACCGATGGCAAGTAGTTGCTGGGCACGAGTGATGTCTCCAGTTGCTCGAGCAGCGTTAGCAAGTGCAGGCCGAAGCACGTCATCCGAAACACCCGTCAACTTGCTCATGGCGGTGATGTCTTTTTCGACTGCTGCGACCTGAGCGTCGGTGGCATTAGTTGAGGTGCGCAACTGTAGCGCTAGTTTGTTCTGGGCTATGGCATCCTCAGAAGCCGCCTTAGCAGCCTGTGTGAGCCCCGTGACGACCGCAGCGAACGAAATAGCACCGAGAGCCTTGCCGATGTTCTTCGAAGCGTTCTTGGTGGCTTTCTCGAAGCCCGTCAAGTCTTTGTTAGCGCCCTTGACTCCCTTAGCGAAGCCAACTGTGTCTGCGAGAAAGCGAACCTTTAGAGTTGAGGCCATCCTGTATCACCTTTGCCTCGAGAGAGTCCCTTCGCGAATGCTCTGTATTCGTCTAAGGTCAGTTGGCGGTATTCCGTCGGGCTCATTTTCGTTGCCAGGCAGAAGTCAGCCAGTCTCTCGGCTTGTTCCTTTCTCAGTTTGCTTTTGGGTCGTCTGCTTCACCGCCGAACAACGCCGATGCTTCCTCGAGTGAGAGGTTGCCTGCCTGTTCGAATGTAAAGTCTGGGTCGGTGCGCTTCTTGAAGATCATGATGATTGCCTTGAATGCGCGACCTCGAGGTGCGTCATCGCTCATGATTGAGTCAATGTTGCGCCCGGTCAGCATCTCGATTTGCTCAATCTCGTTGAGGGTCATCGCGTTGAAGTCGATTGTTGCCATTACTTGTCTCCGAGTCCGTATCTGTTGATTAGTGCTTGCATGTCGCGCTCATAGTTCGCGATGATTTCCTCTTTAGTGTAGCCGAGGGCTGTGCTGAAGAAGGGTTGTGGTTCGATGTTGCGAATCGTGCCAGGTGCAAGCGTGCCCTTGTGACGTGGCCCAACAATCGACCAGCCCCAGTGAATCGGGTTAGCGTATGGAATACGGCTAGGGCTACCAGCAAGAGCTTCAGCGTAGTTCTGAGTTTTTGCAGGCTTTAGCGAGGAACGCAACTTACCGCTCAGCGTAGGCACGAGTGGTCTAGCCGCCTTGATAAGGGTTTCGGCTGCATCGACGTTAGCCTGGATGATTTCTTTACGATCAACCTCGAGAGACTTAAGGTCTCGATTGAGTTCCTTAAGTCCCCCGACGTCAATGCGACCGCTCACAACTCCTGAGCGTGCCACGAGTTTTAGCTTGTGGCTTTGGTCAGACCGAAGTAGACCGGTGGGGTTGCAGCTGGAGTGTGAACTGCGTTCTTCACGGTCAGTTCAACTTCGAAAGCCATGATGTCGCCCGAGGTCATCGAGAGAGGTGGCAAGGTGTCGAAGATTACAGTTCCGCTGTAGATTGGCGCGCTGGTGGTTGCAGTGGTGTTCCCTTGTGGGGCGATGCTGAAAGCCACTTCGGTTGCGTAGTTCGCGAATAGAAGCTGGTAAAGCGAGGTCGAGTCGCCCGAGGCGATACCTGCGATGCTCAACTTCCACTCCTGTAGAGGCTGAACCTCACAGAAGGTCTGCTGGCCACCAGGTGCGTCTGAGAGTGCTAGTTCGATGTTGTCGGCGTCACACGAGTATTCGGTCGTGCCGATTTTGAACTTGATGTTTGTTGCTTTGATTCTGGTTGATGCTGCCATCGGTTCGAACCTTTCCTAGATTGAGATTTGTAAGTCAATGTTAATTGTGGTTGCCAGGAAGTCGTTACCGTTGAGACTGAGCAAGTATGGCTGTGCAACACTGCCAACACCTGCGTCAGTTGGTAACGCCACTAGCGTTTGTTCGATGAGATCATCGAGGTCATCGCTAGTCGTCTCGTTGGTCGCGTGACCTGAAACGATTACAAGCTCGAGGTTCAAGTCGTAACAAGAACCGACCGAACCTGGGGCGATGTATGGCGAGCCTGGGCGAAGCACTAGAACGGGTGGAGTCACTCGCTCTGGCACATAGTCGTAGACGTCTAGCCCTGCCTCTTGGAGAGTCAGAGCAAGTTCAGCCTTAGCCGCACCAGCCTCGCTCATACAGACCAGCCCAAGTAGGGCAGGAGTTGCGCATAGATAGACCGCTTAGTGTCTAGTGATACACGCATCCCCTGCCCCGAGCCGTCAGCGAACTGAGCGATGCCACTTGGGGCGTTGCGACGGTTCCAGTGCTCAGAGGCTACCTGAAGCACACAGACATCCTTGATGACGGCCGGCACGGTTGTGACCTCGCCAATCATCAGGTTGACCTCAGCCAGCCCAGCGTCTAAACAACGTTGTGGGAAGTCTGAGGCGTCTTTAGTGCCTACGTAATCTTTGAACTGCTGAAGCGTCACGGCCATGGTTTAGTCCTAGGCGGTTACGTCGAGCTTGACGATCGCACCGAAGCGAGGAACTGCAACAGCCATGTAACCGTATAGCGAAACGCTGTCGGTTAGCGTGGTGATGTCGCCGTCGGTTAGGCGAACGCCACCCGACTCCATCGAGATAAGTGCAGCCGAGTTAGCCATGTAGACAACGCCTGAAGCCAACTGTGGGTCAACGATCACTGGAAGACCGAAAACCGAGCCAGATAGACCAGGGATGTTAGCCGAACCGATGGTGTTGCTTCCGTCGCCGTTTAGCGATAGAACCGGGCGACCATCTCCAGCTGCGACCTTGACGATGTTTACGTAAGCGTCTGGTGCAGCAAGGATGAACTCTGGGCGTAGGCCTGAGTTCTGGTAGATGTATGAAGCACCGTTGGCGATACCCTCGGCTAGCGATGAAGCAGTGCCACCGTCAGCGTCGAAGACCTTACCAGTCCAGGTAAGACCGTTTAGAACGGCTACCATACGGGCGTTGGTTGCAGCTGCATACTGAATGGCTAGACCCTCGAAGATTGCGTCAAGGGTGTTGACCTGTGAACGCTCAACATACTGGCGCGAGAAGGTGGTGTAACCGCCGTAGGTCTTGACGTCAGCCGAGACAACTTCGAAGGTTAGGTTACCGAACGATAGAGCTTCGTTTTCTGGGCTCTGCTCGCCGACTGCAAGAGTGTTGCTGTCGATGGTGGCGTATTCAACGGTTACGCCAGTCGCTGGCAACGCTGCACGCTGGAAGGCGTTTAGGGTTGGGCGGTTGTTAGCGATAAGGGTGTTGATGTAGCCGAAGTAAGGTGGAACGATTGCTGCGTCAGCTGAGGTCGAAGCGTCACGAGCGATCTGAACTGCGTCAGAGTCTCCCTTGACCATGGCCTTGGCGAACTCGCCAATGCTACGGAACTTAGCGTGAGCAGGTGCCACAGCAGGCTGTGGGTTGATGCCAGCCTCGACCAGGCGACGAACTTCAACGAGTTCATCCTGAATCGCGCGAACATCGAGTTCAGTGTTTTCAGACAATGAGCTCTCACTTTCTTGGATGTCGTCGGTCGGTTCAGTCTCAGCCTCGGCTGGTTCCTGTTCCTCGCGAACTTGGGTGATTTCCGCGCCTGAATAGGCTGGGAATGATACAACGCTGACCTCTTTGAGATCAACGAGGGTTCTCGTAACAACGTTGCCGTCACGAGTTTGCTCGACCGGCACGAAGCCAACCGAGAATCTGTTGAGAACGCCGTCGCGCATAAGTGCGAGGGTTTCATCGGCGCGCTGAACGCCCTTGGTAAGTTTGGCAACAATCTCGAAGCCAGCCTCGGTGTCGCGACCTTCTAGCACTCGACCGATAGGCAAGTCGTCATGCTGGTGGCCGTAGTAGATTTTTACGTCTTCGACTGAGCGGATAGCACCTGGTGCGAATCGTTCTTCGTATGCGCCACCGATGTTTGCAGCTTGTCCGTAAGGAACGGCGATTCCACGAATCGTTCCATCCTCGTCATCGAGACGCATCTCGATTTCACGTGTTTCAATCTCCATTTAGAGACCTTCCTTTGCTCGGACTTCTTCAGGCGTGAGCCATGGCTGACCAGCGAGGGCGACGTCATACATCTCCCAGCGAGTCTTCATGTCTGCCTTGAACAAGCCTTCGTAGTTGAACTTGACTGAAGTGCCACGTGGCAAACAGTTGCTTAGGGCATCCTCGATGGCGTTGGTGTAGCCCATGAGGGTGTGGCGGTAGAACGTCTGTTGTTCGTCGCTCAAGTTGCTGTAGGTGTCGCTCGAACCGTCAATACCCGTAAGCAGTAGACGGGCTGGCACACCAAACAAGCGAGCGATTGTCTGAGTCGACTGTGCTGCGACATTGGTGAACATCAAGTCCTGGGGCGTAGCGTTGATGGCTTGGTAATCGAAGCCTTCGCTGAGCACCGCTAGTTGTCTAGTCGCCTGCTTGGTGTGCCAGTTCGTTGTAATCTCGTCAGCTTGGTCTTTGGTGAGCATCTTGCCCGTCTTGAGCACACCGGTCGGGACACCGCCCGAAGCGAACCAGGTGCTTGCGAAGTTGCGTAGATCAAGAGCGGTTGCGATGTCGTTTCCTGCAGCTTGAATCGGGCCGAGTCCGCGAAGGTTGCCGACGGTGGTGAATAGGCGCATGTGCTCGATGTCGCGCTGGGTGTAAGTCTTGCCCATGTAGTCGAAGACCTTTTGGCCAGTCATGCCGTTGATGCCGTCTAGGCGTGGAGTGATGGCCGTCGGGTCGAGGGCGGTTAGGTCGTTCACTTGACCGCGTGAGTCGTATGACTTGAACCAGAAGGCTTCGCCGTTGATTGCCAGGCTAGTCACGGTCGAGAAGATGAAGTCTTTGCGTGACTCAGAGAGCGACGGGTTGTTGACTAGAACGGGGTTCTCAATCTTGACCTCGAGACCGCCACCGTAACGGTAAGTTTCAAGTGGAAGTGCCTTGGAGATTGGTGTCGCGATGATTTGAATCGAACGGTAGACCGATGCCAGGGAGAGAGCCGTTGAGGTGCTGACGTAAGTATCAGAACGAACGGGAATGTTGGGAACGGCAGCTCGACGCTCGATGGGAACGTTGCCGGTCAATCTTTGCCAAAGTGTGGCCATGTAACAACCTTATGAGGTTCTGACCGATTCGAAACTTTTTAGCGTAATGGGCGTGTTGAGTCTAGTATACTCCGACACCCGACATCGTTTGAGCATTCGCAACATGGAGTGCCCAGACAGTTGCCAGGAGAGCATCGACGTCACCGATGGAATCCTTGCGCGAGATTTGCCAATACTCGCCAACATACTTCGCGACCGCTTGACCATTCTGCATGACCAGCAACGGGTCGTTATTGTGAGTGACTCGACCGTTAGCAAACATGGCGTAAGCCGTCATGCAAGCCGTGTTGATTTCCTTATTCCACAAGTTCCAGACCGTGATGCCCTTCTCCTTCAACTTGCGGTGTAGCGAGTGCATGCCTCGGTCATCGAGGGCGACTGCGTTGATTGCATGCTTGCGACAGATTTGCACGATCAGGTCAACGAGCTTGTCTTCGGTTGGGTTGACTAACGAAGCCACCAGTTCGGTCTGGAAGTTATCGCCGACTCGTTTAGCAGCTGCAATCGTGGCGTGCTCGAAGTTGCGTGTTACGTCGACACCCAGAATGGCGTTCTCGATGTTCTCAATACCGGTGCCCGAAGCCTGCCTAAATAGTTCTCCTGGCAACCATGTTTCGCGCACACCGCTGATGAACTGATTGAGCGTGTAACGGCGCACCTCATGTTCGGGCTGGGTAACGATGTCTTGCAACACTCGGTCGATAGGGATACGGCCAGCCTCAACCGCTGGGTTAGCCGCCATGATTGCCACGGGGTCGTCGAGTTCCGAGTTCGCTGGGGCTTCCCAAATGAACGCGCCGAAACGCTCGAGCTTGGAGTCGCCTGCAATCGCTTGCTCGGCTGAACGGTAAAGGTCGAGGAGTGTTTGTGATTCTTGGTCGCCTGCTGTAGTGATCATGACGACTTGCGCGCCGGCCACCGCTGCAGTTCCCTTGAGCGCAGCAGTCCAGATTCCACGCTTAGCGAGGTGACCTTCATCGAGGATGCACCGACCGCCAATGGTAATACCCTGCAGGGAAGACTCTCGGGCTGGGCTGACGGTGTATTTGCCACTGCCATCGGTCTTGGCTAGTCCACGGGTTTCTGTGGTCTTCTTGAAGCGTTTAGCGAGCCACGGGGTCGAGTCGATGACGTGTTTCACTCGGCTGTAAATGATTGTGGCCTGCTCGCGCGACGATGCCAGGGAGAGACAGTCACCGCGACGGAATGCCAACGCCTCGAGAGCCAACGCACCGCCAAGAACAGACTTGCCGTTCTGCCGACCGAGGGACACAACAATCTGGCGGAAGCGTAGTTCGCCAGGATGCTCAGCATGGTCGTCTGGGTAGCGTTCGAGCATGGCGCGAAGCAACCACTTCTGCCAGGCATCGAGCTTGAGAGGTTGGTTGCTCTCAGGAGTCACCCAGCACATCTCAATCAAGTCGATGAGACGGTCGCCATCGGTTGGGAAGTCAGCCGATAGCGGTGGAGTGAACCGGGCAGGGAGTTGCATTACCGCTTCATGAGTTCAGCCAGAGGGTCAAACTCTGGGGCTGAGCCGTTCAAGTGTCTGCTGATCTCGAGGATAGTCTTCCGAAGTTCAGCTGCGGTCGAGGTGTTTCCTTTGTCGTCAAACTCGGTTGCCAGTCTGAGGGCTATCAGGGCGAGCACTGCAGATTCCGCATTTAGTTCGCACTCGTTTAGCCAGTCTTTTAGGGCTGATTCAATCATGTTGATTCCGTTCTACTTCAAATAATCTAACTCGGTTGTGTAAAGGAAAGT